CAACCGCTAAATGTGCCGCGATCTGCGGAGCCGGATTATCCGTCGCACAGCCGACTGTCAGCATGGTCGTGACAAAATGATTGTCCTCACAATGCGGCTTCGGGCAATCCATGTAGCCGGTCAGTTGCACATGGCAACGGTCAAAATGATCTGGGCAATCATCACCGTGTTGATGCGGATGCGAATCCTGCCCGTCATGTTGATGCGGATGAGGGGGCAAGCTATCGGGTGAACCTGGTGCAGGTCTGGTCATAATATTTTTCCTTTAATAGTCATCAGCCGTCACCGCCGAGGCAGCTTGTGGCTTAGGGTTAGACTTAGGCGTTGCCTTCGTCCGATTTTTGCGGGTATCTTTTGCTTTCGCATCCGACGCCACTTGATCCGCTTCCTTGCGGTGTTCAACATCTTTTTCCTTTTCTAACTCTGCTATCCGATCATGCAAGTGTTGGGTTTCCGGCGTGATCGGCGCTTGTGTTTCCTTGTAATTCGGATCGTTCAATTGCATGAAACTACGCACACATAAATAATGAACACCTGCTTGGTGCTGAATCTCATGCTCGTTATAGCCTTGCAATTGCAATTGACGAATCACTTGCTTGTCCGTGTTATTGGCACCCATTTTTAAGACGCCGAATATTTTACTCGTCTTCACTGGCTGCAAATTTAAATGTTCACTCATGGTTTGATCCCTCTAACGTATCGGTGCGCCCAATGCCCACCACTGTGCTTTCATTTCGGATATTGTGCCCGCTAAGGTGACACTTGGAATATTGCGTAAAAAATCTAGCCACATGTCTTGGTGGTGCGCGGGTGCAATACCTTGGGCTAGTAGAAATTCTCTTTCTGCGTCAATGGCATTTTCAGACGTGGCCCCGCGTGTACGATAAAATTCCAACTGGCCATCATTTAAAGTGTCCTTATCTAAAATGTCGTTAAATAATTGCAGCATGGAATCGTTATGCTGAGTTGAATTAAAGTTCCAGGTGAAATCCACATTGGGTATTGCCGCTACATTGCCCGCTTGGGTAGTGACTAAAATACTCGTCGGGTAGTTAAGGCAGTCCGTACCCATTGCCGTTATCAAGGCACCCTGGCCCTCACCAACAGGGGCAGTTATTAGAAAATCACGGGCTGACTGTTTTAAATGTTGATACTGAAAGGACAAATAATTTACACCCGCTCGACCTCCCAACATTCGCCCAGGATCATTTTTACCTGCATCGGCACCGGCCAGAAAAACAATCTGGCCAATTTGGGTATTGTTAAAAAATATTTTGTGCGTCTCCGCCCCCGTGGCTACGTTGTCTTTTTCAATACGTATGCCCAATAAAATTAATGTATCCAGTGGCAAGGTGATATCTAGAACAACCGAATCCAAAGTCGCCCCTGTGCTATCAGTCACGAAATAGGTTGTCCGATCCGCACTTAAGTACAGTCCACGGGTTTCGCCTGCCGCTTCGTTCAACAATAAAATGTCATCCTGAAAATCCGAACTAAGTAAGAATCGTAAACGTATGATTCCCCAATCACCGTCCAGATAAATCGCAGGCGGGGGCGGGTCGGTATATTGGACATACGCTTCGGCCACTAAATGCGTAACGCTCCTTAAACTCAAAGGAGGTGGCTTGCAATCCGCCGTACTTAATTCAGAATCATGGAATACGGGAGGGCCTACCGCCGGAGTGGCCGTTAATCGAATAGTGACAATTTCAACTACATCTAATCGAAAAGTGGTATTCAGTGCCGTGGCATCCGCGAAAACACCTAGCGTCCCTGAAACCTGCGTCCACATGATCGCAGGATTGGGATCGTCCCCTGGAATCACTATGCCTTCAATCGGTTCCGGCAAGTTTATCTCAGCATCATAAGGCCCGCCTGAATCGACAATAGGGGGAGTGACCGGGGTTGATTCCAATGTTGTTTCAGCGAACTGAATTGGCGTTACCGTATCGTCCACTGTAAAACGTAGTACGTATGTGCCTACATCATCCGGCGTGAACTGGGTGATAGTGTCAGTAGCAACATCAAAGGTGCCCGTACCTCCGGATGTGATTGTCCACAGCGAGGTAGCGGGAAGGGTGCCTAGAAAGAAATTAGCATTTACTCTTATAGATGAGCCTACTACTCCACTGTAAGGGCCGCCTGCATTGACTCCGAAAGGAGGAATATCAGTGGAAGATAGTGGCCCCTCTGAAATAACGGGATTGCCCACTGAGGGTGTGACACTTAATTGCAGGACATACGGCCCCACTTGTCCAGGCGTGAAAGTCGGTGCAAAACTGGCGTTATTAGAAAATGCCCCTGCACCGCCTGATATTACTTGCCAATGATAGGCAGGGTTCTGGTCAGTACCTAAATCTACCGACGGTGCCAATTGAATAGGCGAATTCGACTCTCCCGCATAGGGGCCACCTATACTCAAATTCTTAGGTGGCACTACTGTTGAGTCAAAATTGGCCATCGCTTCAACAGGGGGGCTTCCGATTGGGTTGACCTGGAATCTCAATACGTAGGGGCCAATACTGTCTGCCGCAAAGGTCGTGGCCGCAAAAGCCGTATTGCCAAAGGTTCCCGTACCGCCCGACACAATAGTCCAGGTCAGTGTCGGGACGGGATCAGTGCCCGCCGTAAAGGTTCCCAAAATTGCCGACGGAACGCCAACCTCGGAAACATACGGCCCACCTGCTGATACATTCGTCGGGGGCACGGGATCGGACGTTAATGCGGCGGTTGCCGCGACCGGCGGATTGTCGCCATCATCAACGCTAAATTTTAATTGATAGGTGCCTACTACATCGGGCGTGAAGGTCGTTGTCGCGGCACTCGCATTACCAAAGGTGCCAGTGCCTCCGGATACGATTTCCCACAGCACCGTGACAGGGGTGATGTCGCCATCCGTCCAAGTGCCTGCAATGGCAATTGGACTGCCAATCTCACCCTGATATGGGCCACCGGCATTAACGGCGGTTGGCGGTGCCGAGGGGCCAGCCCATGACACTATATGAAAAGCCCTGGCCAAATTGGGTTGGTCTATTTGCTGCGTAAAGGTCGTCACCCCCGCTAATAACTGGGGTTTTTGGGTCAGTATAGAAGCCCCTCTTGAATATTCTTGAAGCGCCACGAGCGTCTGATATAACGTGGCAACCGGCTGGTTTTCGCTATACATAGCCCATGAATCTACTACAATACAGTCGGAAACCGTGGTCGTTAAATTCGACCCAAACGTAGCATCGGGATTTAATTCCGTTGCATCAATGCCCCCTCGAAAAGAATGCGGCACTTCACCTTGGACGCCCGTGACACTGTACACGCAGGCAAACAATTCCCGAACTTGTTGGCCCGTGAATATTTGAATTCGGCCTAAGCCTGTCGGCAACTGTGCATTTTTAATGTAATACAATCCGGCCATTGCATAGCGGGTGTTACCGCCCGTATTAGCAATAATACGATCCACGTCAATTTGCAGAATGCCATTTCCCAAAGACGCCCCTGGCGAAGTGATATCAGTGACGACCTCAGTAGGTTGAATAGTTGATACTGCCACCACCGCGATCACTAGCACACGCCCAGATTGAGCGGCGGGCATGTTGATATTCTGGATATCCAGAAATGAAACGTCCCGCTGATGTAGCGAAAATATGTCAGATATAATAGGAAGAGCCATTAGGTTAGCGGCCCCCCTTGTGTCCACCATTGGCGCTTCATGTCTGCGATATGGCCGCCCAACGGTAAGCTGGGGATGTTAGTTAAAAAGGCATACCACATGTCATTTTTCCGCATCTGAGGGACACCTCGGGCCAATAGGAATTGATTTTCAGCATCAGGTATATTGTTAGCCGTGGCACCATTAGCCAGTAAAAAAGCTAAAAATCCATCGTTGTTACTGCTCCCGCCGGTAGCCGCTAATTTCAAATCGTTATGCTGTTTCGAGAAAGTAAGGGCCACCGCTCGGACATCTAATGTCGCCATGCCTGTCACTACTGCCACGGGGTTTGCATCGGTTGCCGTCGCAGATAAAGCCAGTACGTACTTGCCCAAGGTGTCCGGCGTGAAGGTTGACGTAGGCGATGTCGCATCGCTAAAGACGCCCCCGCCACCTGCAGGGGCTGAATTAATTGTCCACAAAATAGGGGGATTAGGCTCCGATCCTGGGGTGACAACTCCCGCCAAGGTCGCAGGCTGATTAATTAATACTAAATACGGGCCGCCTGCATCCACGGTTGGTAAACGGGCAAAGGCGGTGAAATTAGCGTTATCCGATACAGGTAAGCCTACGTCGGGGGTGACTCGCAACGTTAAAACGTAACTGCCTACTACATCGGGGGTAAATTGAGTTTGAGCGGCATTTGGCGGGTTAAATGTTCCCGTCCCACCTGATTGTATGAGCCATTCAATTAGCGGGTTTATATCCGTCCCCAGCGTGATCGAACCGAATATATTCATCGGTTCGCCTTGCTTACCCAGTGAATTAGAGCCTGCACTGACAACCGGCGGCACTACTTGGGAATCTAGATTAGCAATGCTGGCAACAGGGGGGCCGTCATTGGGAGTCGTGGTCAATGTCAGTAGATACGCGCCCGCGCCCTCTGGCGTAAATGTCGATGACGGGTTATTAGGGCTGCCAAATATTCCACCTGCGGGGCCACTGGTTATCGTCCAAAGCGACACCGGCATAGCGTCCGACCCTGGCGTCACTACTCCCATCAACTGAACTGCCGCCAATACGTTGGCTATATACGGCCCGCCTGCATCCACCGTAGGTGCCACGGTAGGTGGGGCGGTTGAATCGAATGTCGCTTGAGATAATACGTTCGGCCCATCATTCGGATTAACCGAAAGTTCTAATACATACGGGCCAATAGCGGCGGGCGTGAAGGTCGGATCAAGTAAATTGGCGTCGTTGAAAACACCTTGGCCACCGCTCACAATTCGCCATGTCTCGATAGGGTTTGGGTCAGTGCCCACTAACTGCGAACCATCCAATAAAGTCGGCGTATTAACGACGCCAGTGTACGGGCCACCTGCATCCGCAGTCGGGGGCAATGCCGTTACATTGACGTCGACTAAAACCGTACTTTGCTCATTACCGCAGCCCTTAACCTGAAAAAATATGCGGTAAAGGCCCACATTAAAGGGCGTGAAATTGGTACTTAAAGCATTTGGAGTATCTGCCGAACCTGTGCCGCCGGTAGAAATTCCCCAGGAATAGATTGGGTTCGGATCAGACCCAGGGATTGTGATTGTTGCCGTCAAGGTAATCGGCTGATTAAGCAAAGCATTATAAGGGCCACCTAAATCTGCCGTAGCCGCAAAAGTAGTGCCATGAAAACTCAATACCAGTCCCGCCCGAAGGAAGGAGGATTGATCCAATGAAAATTGTTGCAGGAACGTCTCAGGACATTTTGAAACATGTGAACTGATTGCCGCACACCCGATTTGAGTGGCCATTATTTCAGCTACAGGGGTGTCGAAATTCGTGAGTACCGGCAATGGCCCCGTGGTGTTTGAAATCTTAAAGGCTGAGAAATAAAGCTTTAAATATTCACTGCCATTTTGGGCAAGGCTCTGGCCCCAGGGGACATTCGCCAATACTTCCGGCAAAGCCACTAAGGTATTAAACGCCGTAAAATTTTCAAAGGGGCAATCTGTAATCTCGAATGCCACTAACATCCGCTGGCTGGCAGTTCGGTTTATAGTGTGGGCAATTGAATAACTACCTGCACTTGCTGGCAGATCAGCATTTTTAACCGCAAACACTTCCACACTAACGCGGTCAGCGCCCTGCGCACCGTATACCGGCGAACCTTGTATTTTAATCTGGTTGTTCGTCAGTGCTGCCGACCCTAATGTAATTTCAGTGGCCTTAACGTCACCCACGCCGCCGTTAATATCACTGCCTAAGTACGCAATAATAACCATGCGCCCAGGCGTTGCCGCACTCAGCCCAATATTAAAGGTTGAGACTAAGCCAGGCGTCGTAGTGTAAAAAGTAACGACCGACGCAGGTGTGACGACAGGTACTGTCATTAGAGTTTTTTCATGTCCTCTAATAAACGGTTAAGCAGACGGGTGCCGGTAGCCTGCAATAAACCGGATGCACCTTCTCGCTCAAACATAAATGTACCCGAATAGGCGACCGTCATTGAATCAGGGGCTAATACCGTAAGCGGCGCTTGCTCTAAGACAATAGCCTTAGCCTTACTGTCTCCGGTGGCTATTGCAACTGAAATAAAATCGCCTGCCACCGTAGGGAAGGGGGCGCTCATTTCACGCATGACTGCCAAACATTGACGCAATTTATTGTAAATACCGAGAGGGTTAAACGGTACATTCTCCCGATCCCAAGCAACGCCCATGTTGCCCGCACCAATACCTACATAATCGACTAGGGCCTTTGAAACTAATGCACTCTCGCCGTAACCTGCTACTACACCTTGGTGTGCCATTTCAGTTCTCCTAAAATGACCCCCCGAAGGGGGCCGGTCTACTCGCTAAACTTAAAGTGCATCCGAAAGATGCCAATGGACAATATGCTCGTCCTCAATACGAACCGCACCTAACGTCATATAGGCGTAAATTCTCCAAGCAAACGAAATGCTTGGGTCTTCGGCTACCCGAGTGGTTATGTCACGGTTCATTTGCAGGCCAAGGGCCTGTTTGGTTAGTGCTAGACATGAAATCTCTCCACCTGCTGGTGCAAGCAATCGGGTCGATACGATCCAATGAAAACCCATCCAAGATTCCACATAGCCATTAGCTGCCAATGCTTTCACATTCACATAATCGCTAGACGTGTACTCAGTCAACTGCTGCATTTTACGCAACTGTTTAGGGCCGATAATCATGTACTTCATTTCATCGGGGTCGATATCATTTTCCATGAATTTTTCATAGACTTCCGTGACACCATCGAAAGTGAAAATTCCAGTGCCATCGCCGACTACTTGACTCACAGGGAATGTGACCGTCGAACCGTCGCCAATAGTCGCCACGCCGGTCGCGGCTGCAAAGATAACGTCATCAATTTGACGCTTCATTGCCATGCCGACAGAACGCACGATATTGGAGTTTGGATCGACCAACATTTGAACCGGATCTTCTTGCTCGGAAGTGTCACCGATGTCATAGGTTGCCGCGATTGAAACTCGACGTGACCAACTTGAATCATTGGTCGGGGTTGACTGACGTGGGCCAGTTTTCAGAGAGGCTTGGTTTGCGCCGATACGTTCCCAGTTATGCTTTTCACTGGATACGGATTTTTCCATGACACACATACGTGCGCGGGATTGAGATTGCTGTGCCAAATGCCGGACGTTATTTTCAAACGACTGGACATAGACATTACTAATTGAAATAGCCATTGGGCTAACTCCTATATAAGTAAATTCTTATTTAAGGAGTAGCCCAGCGCCCGCCGGATTCCATTAACGTGATCGATATTCGTTAAGGCCCTGCCATCGACAGGGTAATCTTGGGTAATCTAATTCTGCTCATAGTTTAGGCTAGGCGGCCCGCCTATGTACAGCCGCCTTAGCCCCGCCCATCCGCCCGAGGTTCGGGCGGTTTCCGCCTAACAGAGAAGCGACCCACCGAAATCGGGGCAAAAATGCCGCGTTGGGGCGGTACTCAAAGTGAGTCGCTTCTCTGTTAGGTGGTTCCGCCTATGGCTCTGCAATGCGGACGGGCGGACTTTTCGCCTGACTCGGGCGGTTCCGCCCCGCCCGTCCGCCTAAGTCTCGGGCGGTTTCCGCCTATATGCCAAAAGACACGCCCGACCTGAGCGAATTCACATCCTTGTTCGCCTCGGGGTTTGCATTGCCTACCAGCTCCAACATGCGGTTAATGGCATGTTTTTCACCCTTATGAAACGGGTGGTCTTTGTTCCCGTAAATCTCAGCGATCTTGTCTCGGGCCTCACTTGGTGTCATTTTGCCCACCGTACTGCCTGGCGAATTGCCCAAATTATTGCCTTCATTCCCTAACGATACCGACAGGGAATGTAGCCAGCGGATCGTTGCAGGGGGCAAAGTGCCTGCCTTAAATGCCTCGATCATTTCGGGAGGGGCTTGGGTTCGTTCAGCGGTGGATAGAGCCACGTCCATCCGTTCACGAGTTGCCAAACCCCATTCTTTATCTAATTCCACAAGTGATTGCTTCTGACTATCCGCAGCCTGGGAAGCTTCATTGATATCCACTTCCGTCACCTTGGCCATGAATTTTTTGAATTGACCCTTCGTTAAACCGACTTCATGTGCCAGACCCTTGAAAAAATTAGTACGTTCAACGTTTTCGGTGACGCCTTCCGGATACTCCGTTTTGCCGGTTTCGTATTCCTCCGATTTTTCCGGCATCCCCAACGTGCGGAAAAAATTGGTGCTTTGCTCATCGTTTTCAAGGTCAGGTTTCAGCATCACCCCTGGCACCTTAGCTAACAGTTTCGATACAAATTCCTGCTGCTGTTTGGTGCCCGCGTCCTCGCCAGGTATCCGAATCGAATTGCCTTGATAGGCTTTCGTTTCGATAAATGACTTAGCCAATGCCTCGATGTCCGCAAACGTCGCTAAGGACGTATGCCCTTTTAGGTCATCGGATAGCCCATCACGCCAGTTACCTTTTGCCGTTTCGTCTGCCGTCGTGCCCGGCGGTGAGCCTTCATCCAAAACACCTTGTCCGCCTTGATTGTCCGACGTTTCAGGTTGTGTCGTTGCTTCTGTACCCATGTGATCCCCCCAGGGTTTTGATTACTATGTTTCTAACTGCTCAATGATGTAGCGGACTAAATCTCGTTGCGCTGCCTTGTTCTGCGTAACCGTTGGATCGGATGTCGCGATCATGGGCACATCGTAATAATGTTTTTTCAACAGGGTTAAACACGCCTTTCCATCCTCCGTGCCGAAACATCGCTTCCAGACTTGAGCTTCTTTCAGCCTGGTTTTCTCGACCTGTTCCAACACTTTTTCATGTTTGGCGTTACCCAACGGCTTGCTCCGGCGGCGGGCCTAGGGCTGCGTTCATGGCCGTTTCGCCCTCCCCTTGCGCTTTCATCGCATCACCTTGTTCTTTCAGTAGTGCGGTTTTCTGGGCTTCGGCTTGCACCTGATTGCGCTGTTCCCGAATTTCCTTCACCTCATTTTTGTTCTTCAAATACTTCGCGGGAAGTCCTGACATTTTCGCCGTGTCGCGGGCGATCATGTCGAAGTCCGGAATATCCAGAACGTCGGGGGCCACCTCAACTAATGCCGCGATATTGGCTAACCACTGGTTAGTGGATTGCACCACCTCATTGCGCTGGGCACGGGGTAATGGGCCTAAATATTCGATATCCATTTCACCCTGCTGCTTGACCACAATCTCAGGCACTTCCGGCAACTGTCCGGCACGGTATAAAATTTTGAATGTGCGATTGATTAACGGATCAAGATAGTCCGCTTTTAAGCGCCCCAAGGTTGGGCCTAGAAGTCGCTGCATTAACTCGTAGCGCACATTGACCTCGGTTGCGGTCATCGCGGGGGAGTCTTTCATTTGCAATTGATCTACCCGAAAGGCGCGTTTTATGGATTCTTGCAGCCGGTCAATCCGCAACTCGCCCACATCAAAGCGGGCTTTTGATTCATAGGCTTTAATACCATCGATATCCTTGACCACGGTTAAACCGCCGCGACCAATATCTAAATCCGACATGAGATTGCGTTCGGTGGTTAAGGTGGAGGGATCGACAACTTTTCCCAGGGCTTCCAGGGTTTCGTGAGTCAGTTCGTTAAGAGTGAGAATGTCAGATAGGCAGACATGAGCAGGGGAATAGCCCCATTGCGAGCCGGACGTTTTGCGCCATCGGGCTACAAAAGCAGGGTTTTCATAATAGCCGCCCTCTTTTCCGATCTGGCTGCCATCTTGATGTAATGTCCAGCGCCAACCAAAAGGCCGCTCACTAGGTGCCAACACTTTATCGGTGTCGATATTGGCTTTCTTTTCTTCGCGTTCATAGACGCAAAAAATAATATTAAAACGTGTGTCATTGCTACCGGTATCACTTAAAACCCTCCGGACAACCTCGGGCGTGTCATCGCCAAATTTATCAATGCACTGCAAAGCCGTCCACTGGTATTGTCGATAGAACCGTTTGACCTGGTTCTTGTGATCCATTTCAAAATAACAGTCACGGATAGGTGCCGCCTGAAAATCAACGCCCTGCCAATTTCGCGGGTCTTCACTTTCAGCTTCTTCAAAAAGTATTGCAGTACCGTAAGAGGTTAAATCAAGGTAAAACTCGGCTGATTCTAAGTCGAAGTTTGAATCAGCCAAGGCTTGATAAATGATATTGGAACATTTTTCAAGCCACTCAATCGCAGACTGATCTTCGTTTAATTCGTCGGTGCGAAACCCTAGGCCGAACCATTTTGTTGATGGCGACGTTAAGCTCCCTTGAAGGGTACTCGACAGGGTTTCGTTTGAATCAATAGCGGTGGAATCGAATATCTCACGACGCCGCCAATCGACTTCGTGCTCGGATTCTAATGGCCTGAAAAATTCGCCACGGAAGGGTACAACATACTGCTCGATGATTTGAAGCGTACTGTCTAGCGTTTTACGCTGAGAAACTAAAGCATCAAATCTTTTCTTTATCTCGGCACTGTTCATTTAGCTCACCCGTGTGCGTGTCTTCAAACGGCATCGAACCTAATTCAACTAGATTCAATTCCTGATTGATCACACGTCCGCACTGGTCAAGCCATTTTTGCGCCTCTGGATCGTTCTTTAATTCTTCTTTCGTAAACCTTAATTCAATCATCAACGGCCTCGCGCTGAACGGGGTACTGCTTTTCGCCTTACGCCGCTGGCCGTCCGCACAGCCGGAACAACTTTAAATCGGTTGCCCGAATTTAAGCGCCAATTCTCAGGCCATGCAATTGCCATATAGCGCATAGCATCAGCCCCGTTACTAGCCCAATCGTGAACAGGCCGATCCATAAATATGCGTAATTTTTCATTGTATTCCCGCCGGTAATTATAGAGGGAATCCACGCCCTTACTTACACGATCATTGGTCGTGTTAAATCTCAGTCGCGGCAGAAAAGTACGCACCGCACCTATGCCATCAGCCTGTGCAATATTCGGCGTCAACTCATAGTTGAACCCTAAATCACGGGCGACGCGGGCCGCACTTGCGCCGTCTTTCCAGTCACGTTTTCTAAAGTCATGCGGCATACTGTTAATGCCGTAAACATACTGCTTTTCTCTTAAACGTGCTACCCATTGCACAAACGAGGTGTTCGTCGCTTCCTCATAATCCACGATGTTAATCGCACTACCGTCGCCCGACTCTTGACCGAACCAAATGCTCGTTGCGTCTTTTAAGCCAATGTCCCAAAAAGTATGTACCGGCTTCCTAGGATCATAAGGGTAATCTCCGAATTTTGCCTTCGACATTTCTTCGGTATAGTACGAACCGAAAAGCCCCGCATCGAAGCTGCAATAGTATTCCTGTCTAGCCAACAGCAAGTCCATGCCGTCGTCAATTTCTTCCTGGTAATCCTGCTGCGAAATGACCGGCGTTCCATCATTTCGGAAAGTATGCTCGATGTCCAACAACTCACAAAACCACAAATCGTTTTTCTTAGCCATCTGGTAAAGATCGTGGCCGTGGTTCTTACCCCGTGAAGTGTAGATAAATATAGCCCATCCGCCGTTTTCTTTCAGCATGGGGCGAATATAATTCCATGCGCTCGGGTCAGATACCGAATATTCCGAAAATACAACGCCAAACGGATTCGATCCCACTAGCCGGTCATAGTTATCCGATCCGACCACTTGCCACATTGACCCGTTTTTCAGGGTGATTTTCATCTCAGTGGAATTAGTGCCCGCCCGCAGTTCTTGCGGCCAAGCCTGGTCTATTGTTTTAACTCCCGTGCGCGGGTCAATGGCATCCCAGACAACATGGCGGCCCTGGATCGCGGTCGGCAGTAAATGCCAGTACGTCGCAACCTTTTGATGCGCTGCCACTGCAGTGAAATTGATACTGGCTGAATCTTTACCGCATCTTCTGTGCCAGACAAGGCAAGCACGTTTCTTGCCTTCACCGCCCTGTGCGGCAGGCAGCATGGCGCGCATAAACTTGTTTTGATGGGGTCGAGCGATCCAGTTATGAGGTAGGGCTATCTCTGACATATTAAGTCAGAGTAGACCATTATCTCTATTTCTGCTCTATTACCACGCTCTTATCATCCGAAATTACAGTCTGGCCTAACATCGCACCCACGTTTATGGTCACATTCACAGGGGCGACCTTGTTTTCCTCGTCCGCGAAATCATGCAGCTTCGCCCGTTCCTGGTAAATCTTTAATGCCAGATCGGGGTAAAATTTCTTAGCGTTGAAAGTCGCCCCGAGGCCGGACACGAACGGCACCTCGACCTCGCCCATTGCTATTTCTTCCAGCACATCCAGGCGCATGTCTAGCATTTCTTTAGTGACAAGGGACTCAGCCAGGTACTTTTTTTGCAGGTCTGCAATAAACGCGGCGCACAGCGGTTCGCGTTTTAAACTGATTCCCCTGTCAGGCGACAACCCCACCGTGGCGGCAGCTTCCCTATGTTTATAGCCGTTCTGGACGTAGGTGATACAAAACGCTTGGCGAACGTCATCCAAATCAGGAAAGTTATCCGCCCTATTTCGGGCTACTGCCGAAGTTTCGTGGGGAGCAATTCTTTCTGGAACATTTGACATTGTTTTAAATACTCACGTCTAATTCGTTGGGCGACCACTTCCGGTCGGTTTAAAAATTTAGTGTCAAGGATAATCTCCCGTGCAAGGAAAAAATTCACAGGGTCATCGTCGGTTTCTATGTATAAAACTAAATCTCGCATGTACCTAGTATAGCTGGCCCTTATTTGTCAAGAACATAATTTTCCAACAAATCCACTGCATGGTACGCATTTAGCATGGGAAACCGTTTCGCTATTTCCAGTGCCGTTAATTCCTCATCCGGATTAATCGCCTTCGCGCCCAGCCCGTATACGTCGGCTGCATACTTAATAGTGGGCGGGGTCAAGATACCCTCGGCACCCTTTTTAACAACCCAAGATGAGGGCAAGTTTCCCGTGGCCGCAGTATAGGCACCTTTCACAGGGGACATCATCCAGCCGCCAATACCTGCCCGATCCACGCCGTCCACTACCCATTGGCCCATGTCTTTATCCGAGATATCCTTGCCACGTACTCCATCTTTTATCGCTGCCGCCATCATGCCTACCGTCGCTCC